GCACAGGGAGCCGGTGGCGGAGGTGGAGGAACCCAACCAATTTGCGCATAGGGAGCCGGTGGCGGAGGTGGAGGAACCCAACCACCTTGCTCACAGGGAGGCGGTGGCGGTGGTTGAGGAACCCAACCAACTTGCACACAGGGAGCTGGTGGTGGATATGGAGGAAAGACTCTAAAATTGTTTCCAGAATTGTCATTGACGAAGACAGACCCCTTAAGATTGACCCTTGCCCCAGTCTCTTCGCAAATCATGGTTGCATCATCGTAGAGGAAATACGATTTTTTGTCGTAAAAAACGTTTCTTGGAGGAAGACCTTGTCTTCCAAATAAATGAAGCGTCTGATACACAAGCGGTATTTCCTCCAAAAAGTAGAACGCGCCATGAGAAGCGCACAAGTCCTGAAATTGTTCAATCGTCAATTCAAGAATTGACGATTCAGCTTTGAACTCACCTGTCCGATTTCCTTTACCATCAACAAGCCAAATTCCTTTGCCGAAGAAAACAATTGAAAAGTGGTTGTTCTTATATAAGATAACCGCCGAGATATTAAATTTCAAATTCAAATCATCAGAAAGAATCCCATTTACGAGAACATTTGTAGAAGGAATCCATTTATATGCTTCGACCAACGTCGACCTACACTTTCCATTCAGGGTTTGTTTAACATTGTAGAAACCATCGTCATCTGGAAGAACAGCCTCGACCTCATTATCAAAGATGACATTGTGTTTGACACAAAGATTGTAGAGATTTTGAAACTCAACCAGTTCCGACCAATTGCTCCAATCAGGGTTTTCGGAAAGGATTGTTAGTTCCAACCGAAAGACCTCCAAAAGAATTGGGTCGCATTTACCAGTCTCTTGAAGACGCTTTATGATGAATGCCAGAATATAACCAGCGAAAGTTTGCTGGTTTATGGAATTCAATCCAGCGTTAGAACTGGAAAGCATCAGAACCAATGCTGAAAACGCACAGTTGTGCATAGTCCAGTCGATGCTTCCAATAGTCAGACTGAACAGGAGAACTACAAGTTCAAACATGTAACCCTTCTCAGATCTGAGCTTCTCCGATAGGCAAAACTCAGAATTAAGTTTCTCATAGAGTTGTTTAACATCTCCCTTTGTAAAAGGAGGAACACTGACCTTAAAATCTTGGGTGGGCTGGACGTCATGTGCTTCACAAGCACTTCCACCACTAACCGCACAGTGATTTGTTGCGATCATAGATAGTGCAATCGCCTTACAGAATTTACATCGATTCTCATCCGTGCAATGTGATTTTCCATCCGGACACTTCATCACTGTGGAAGCCATGAAAGACTTCTCACAAGTAGGACAAAGGCTACCATCTTGGCCACAGCCATCTTGGCCACAGCCATATTGTTGGTTTGAACAATTTGAATTATTCATTTTGTTTATACTGATTAGCAATAACCCTTAAATTTTAAATTTTTACCCCATCAATTTTTATTATATTACTATAATATGAAACTCGCAATTATTTGTGGAAGCGTCATTGTAATAATTATAGCCATAATTATATATCTTTCCACTACTCACTTCAAGAAGATAACTTACCACAAATGTTTAGAAAAACCCCACACCGATCTATTAGACGGCGTTTTAAGAAGGAACGGCTTCTCCCGAAACGACCAAAAATACAATTTCTACATGCCATGTGGCTACAATAACATAGAGCAAGAGTTGAAGAACATCGATGTTCCCGATTCCAAATACATCTTCGGCCTCATTGGATGCGACCAAATTGTCAGCAAGAATAACCTCTGGGATGTCCTTGAAAAAACATATGGCCGTCATAGCGCCAAGCAACTCATGCCCGAGTCGTTCCTCATTGAAAACCCCCGCCAATACGCCATCGCCCTCCAAGAGGTCCGCCAAGGAACCGTCCTCATTTGTAAGAAGAATCTTCAACGAAAATTGGGTCTCGCCCTAGTATTTACGGAAGATGACCTCGAACGTGCCAAGAAGGATGACTTCAAGGTTGCCCAGCGCTTTTTAAAAAATACGACCCAAATCAGTGGCCGGAAAATGAATATGCGCATCTACTTCATGATCCGCAAGCACAAAGGTAAAATCCAGTTTTTCGTGAATACGAACGGGAAAGTTTTATATACAAAGAACAAAACAGGCAATAATATTACGTTCGAGACCCACATAACCAGCTTTCAGATGGACTCTGAGCTATATGAGAAGGAGAATATGCCCCACGATTTTAATGAATTGAAAAAGGTCATAGGGAAAGAGGCCTATGGGCGCATATGGGCTAAAATAATCGATAAAATAACATATTTATCGAAGGCGATTGCTCCAATATTTAGCGAAGTCAAATACGAGAGCAAAGTCTGCTTCCAGCTCTTTGGTATGGACGTCATATTAGAGGATGGCGAACCTTATATTTTGGAATTAAATAAAGGGCCCGATATGATTCCGAAATGTAAGAAGGATGAGAAATTAAAGAAGAATATATATGAGTCCACATTCCAAGTGGCCGGTCTTCTCAAAATGCGCCTAAAACCATCGAACTACGTCAAGATTTACGAGACCGACACAGCTCATCCGTGCTATTGATTGGGCTCGGGCCGAGCTTATTACAAGGAAGTCGCGGGTCGATATCAAAGTTCCGGCTACATAAGTAATTATTTTCGAGGTCCTGCTTTTCGAAATTACACATCCAGCAACCATTAAGGACATTAAATAAAGCGGGGTCCATATTTGGAGGAACTACGACCGGCTTTTCCCATAATTTGTGATTCCAAGGGACACAATCGGATCCGCAAAGGGTGGGTTTATCAAATACATTCTGGAAGTTCATAATATATATTATATATTATATAATAAATTTAATTTCTAACTATTTATTAATGTTCTCTTCTGTAATTGAAAATTTCCTTTTTAATGGGGGCTCTACTAAAATGATGAAAGGAGGCGCCGGCGCGATGGATGGGCCTTACAGCAATGGTCTTCTATTTTTCTTAATTGCGATTGCGATGTTTTTTATTAAAGTGTTGCTTGTCATGATTTCATACAACATTGTTGTTCCCAAATTGCTTGAAAGCTATGGAAATGACATGACTAAATTCCGCCAGTTGAACTTTTTAGAAGGTATCTTCTTGGTTATTTTGTTTAATAACCTGTTCAGCCGGTTTTAAGAAAATAATTTTCATCTAATAGAAATTCATTTAATTTCCATTAGGAATGACCGATACACATATTTTTATATAAATAACAGTCCAATATTACTAGAATAATATTATTAATTTTTTGAAGAATATAATTGTGGTTTGTCTTATAAAAATTATAATTTTTCTAAATAAACGTTTTTGATTAAATTTTTATTTAGAAAGTTTTAAACATCATAAAACAACTGAATTATTTCTATTGTTTTGTTAGTTATATTATCTGGGTTTATCCAGTAATTTAATTGTTCTTTTAATGTGTTTAATCTTTGAATCCATTCATTATTTTTTGATTTTTTAACTACGCAAATACCTTTATTATTTAGACTCCAACATGAACTTATTCTTATTTCATTATCATCTTCATTTACCATCAATTTTTAACTTCTGAATTTTCAATTAGAATCCATAAATTTGTAAAATTTATAAAATGAAATCGCATTGATTTCATTCAGAACGCTGTTGTTGCGCCTTTATTTTCTGAATGATATCTCGAATGTAAATAATCCAGATATCAAGACTAAATCGTGCAGTTGGTCCTATTCCAAGAATTGCTTTGAGCGTTCTTTCTGGAATACGTGTCACTAAAAAATCCAAGATTTTCTCCCTAAGTTCGACCGTAATCTCTCTTGTTCGAAGTGAAGTCATCGCATTTTCAAGAAAACGAAGAATGTAAATTCCGATCGGTATATGTGTAGGTACAATAATATATCGTTTTTTAGTGAGAATCGTAAGGATCTGGTATAGAAAGTCATTTTCTGATTTTGTCAGTAAAATATTGGACATCCGAACCCAGTGAAATAAATTCGGATCGTCAGCCAAAGAATCACAAACCTGTTGTAGTAATCCATCAGCTTTGATTCTTTGAAGGAATCGAAAAACATCTTCATCCGGAAAAAGACTCAGAAATTTTGATAATAACTGAGAAATTTCCAGAATTGGCGTTCCTCCTTTCACGAATTCAACAAGAGCATCCAGAATCTCATTTATTTCTTCTTGTGATAGTTTGCCAATTACATCTTTACATTCCATTGGAGATTTTTCACGTAATTGTTGTGCCAATGATTCTAATTGCGGTGATAATGATTGTGCTTGTGCTTGTGCTTCTTGTGCTTCTTGTGCTTGTGCTTCTTGTGCTTGTGCTTCTTGTGCTTCTTGTGTTTGTGCTTCCATTTTTGGATATAACTATGTATAAAATTCTAATTCATTTTACTATCAATTTTTAATGCCGAAATTTTCCATAAGATTTTTTTTTATCTTTTCTATCTCGTTTATCTCCACGTTTCTGTCCATTCTTTCTCTTCTCATTGTCTCCTTTCTCTTCCTTCTTATGATTCCCTGTTTTCCAGCAATTTTCCAAGCATTTACCCTGATCAGAATTCTTATATTCATCACTTATAGAAGGCGGGATTTTAGAAACGATGGAGAACGATTGATTCCCAAAAATGGATTTGAGTTGTCCATAAACAGCATATTTCGTCTGGGTTTTTGTGGAAGCGTAAAGGGATGATTGTGGTAATTGCGCCGTCGTCATTGATTTTGGGTAGCAATTCACATATTTCCGATTATCAAACCGGCGCATCATATTTACAAAAAAACCGTCCAATATTGCGCGAAGAATATTTTCTGCGTAATTTTCCGATAAAACTGGCTCCTTATCTGTGAATAAGAACCGTGGTTTTACATCGGGGTGTTTCTCTTTAAATATTCGGATGACTCGTCCGAACGCCATTTGATACTGGCGCGCAGTTTCCTTGACTTTCCTCAATTTATTATAATTCAAATAATTCTTTTTACACCATTCCTTCGTTTCGCCAAGCTTAGGTCGTATAATAGTCCCTGACTTTCTATCCACTTCATCATACTCCCTACTACAAAATTCATTGTAGATATCCAAAAGAC